TTAAGGCATCACAATCATATTTCTGCAAGATTTCAACCTTCTTGGTTTTAGTCTTTGCATTATTCACTTTCTTTAATACCTCAGAAAGTAGAGGTGTATAGGTATCTTGAACCATATTAAAAGTCTCCAATGTCGTTCATAAGATTTTTCAATCTTTTGTTAATAAAGTAATTTAGAAGTTTAGTCCTGTCACCGTGTTCAGCATTCTGGTAATCTTCCAAAATAGTCGCCTTCAAGTCACTAGGAATACATTCCAAATCAATTAGTGTTTTATTCCGTTGATAGTTACGCATCATCTCTTCAGTACAATAGTCTGAAGGATTCAAATCAATCCATGTCTCTATTTTCTTTTTAGATAGTGGTTTCTGTCTTATCTCATCAACGAAAGTGTTATCTGGGGATAAGAAGTTTGGTACACCATCACTCCTATCACCTTTAAGCACATGTTCTCTAATATATATGTCTGGGTCAATTCCCTGTACAAACTTTTTCAATGTTGGTGAATATTGTTTAACATTGTTATATTTGTGCAACTGTATGAAATCCTTGTCACCCGACAATATAAGGATATGCTCAAACTCACTAGGAGTTTCAGCAACGTGCTGTACTATTGATGCAATGACATCATCTGCCTCTGCACCTTCTGTTTCAATAACTTTATATGGAAAGATTTCTTTAATGTCATCTCTGAGATTATTCAGAGTTGTAAAGATTGTATCCCAATCAAGTCCAGAGTTTGCCCTGTCCTTCTTACGATTAGATTTGTAGTTGGGGAAGTAATCTCTTCTCCAATACTTTTTACTATCATAACAAAGTACAAGTTCACCGAATGCCTCATGGAATCGACTACGATAACCTCGTAGTGAATTCAAAACCATGTGACGAACCATGTCCTCATCTAAGTCATTGTCTCGTTTAGAACCTAGTTGCATCATCAGATTGCTGATGGTGACTTGGTTCATGTCAACTAATATCATAATTTTCTCACTTCAAATTGTATATATTATATAGTACACTAAAAAGACCCTAAAGTCAATAGATTTATGGAGCGGGCAAAGAGAATCGAACTCTTGTCATCAGATTGGAAATCTGAGGTAATACCATTATACGATGCCCGCACTATTCTTCTTCCTCACCATCTTGAACAAGAACATCTCTCAGTTCACGGCAATCTAAGTAACTACTAATCTTACCGTTCTCACTTGTTGTCATAACAAACGCATCAACAACGTCTTGCATTGGATGGGGGATATTACAACTTCTGTAGATTGTAGACTTTACCTGTTCTATCATCATTGAGATATCAGCAATAAACTCTTCATCATCAGTATCAATACCATTCTCGCCCATGTTGTGTATCATGTTCACAACCAAACCTTCTGTAAGGTGGTCTGCAAAAACCATATCCTGTTGCATCTGTAATGCGTAATCATCTATTTTGATGTTTGGATTTGGTGTTGCTTTAAGGGGGAATTGTATAACATTTTTCTTATCGATTGTTGACATCGAAACCTTCCACTTCCATTTCTTTTGTCCATTCACATTGTATGTCTGGATACCATGTTCCAATACTTCTTTTTGGTTTGCCATCTGGGTGATATGCCATTACTAAACAAACACTCTTACACTTGTTCTGTGCATATTCGCCCCAGAACATATCAATATATTCACCAGTTCTTAGATACGTTTCTAAATTACGAATGTATCCACTGTGTTCATAATATTTTGCATCTGCACCTTTAATCTTTGCTCGCATATTTGCACGTTCAGCTGACATCAGAGATTTCTGTGTCTTTATCCATTCCTTAACTTTGAGGTGACTCCATGCATCATCGTCACCTTTTGCCAAAACTGAGGGATGGATACTTTTATATTGTGGTGGGTTTTCTTTAAGACGTTTTTCTCGTGCCAATGCAAGACGTTCACCAGCTGCCTTCTTCTGTTCCTCAGTCATAGGTTTCCTACGCTTACGAGTTTTAGGTAGTGTCTTATCGTTTTCCATTTTCACATTACGTTTCATTATATAACCTTCTTAGTAACCACGTTCCATTTTCAATTTCTCTTGGTTTCTTTTAAACCTACGAGTTGCTTGTTCTTTTGCTTTTCTACGCTTAGTCCCTTTAGACTCATAGAAAGTACGGTCTCTTATTTCTTGAAAGAACCCATCACGCAAGAGTTTCTTTTTCAGAATTCTCATTGCCTTGTTCACATCATTGTCACGAACCATCACAGTCATACCAGACGGACGTTCTTCTTGTTTAAATGGTCTTTTTTTAAATTTGTTAAATTGTTTCATTCATTCCTCATTGTTGGCCTGCCCTGCAAGATTCGAACTTGCGACCTACTGCTTAGAAGGCAGTTGCTCTATCCAGCTGAGCTAAGGGCAGTATCCTTGGTTTATCTACTTATTGAATTGTACTCGGTATTGTCTACCATTACTCCAAAAAGTAACTATACTATGAGAATACACAGTATCAGTTGTTTCTTGGTATCTGGTTTCAAATCCACATACTCTTCGTGTAGATGCTCTTGCATCTGAATTATCGTGTCCGATAATACCACCAAGTACTGCCCCTGCGGCCGCACCGTTGTCTTTTTTGGTAATCACTTTACCCAAGATACCACCGAACAATGCACCTTTAAGTGTATCACCAGTTTTATCTCCACCAGACGTAACATTCGAACATACCTCTACTTGATAGGGTACTTGATTAATTACAGTCTTGTTTACATCTGTGACTTGTGCATCGTGGGCATATGCCGTACTCGACATTACCACCATGGCACAAAGTCCATAAGTTAACTTCTTCATTTTTACTCCTTCACAGTTTCTACTACAGCACCAGTTCCGAATAGTTCATATCCGTCTTTTGCTTTAGTAATTTTCACATAGGTATCCAATACTGCACACATTTCCTTTGCGGCATTAATTGCGTCACCTAAAGTTTTATAAGTCATAATTCCATTTCTCACTCATATTTACAAGTATAGACTATTTACGTTGTCTTGTCAATAGCTATTAATTCTTTTTCCCCAGTTTTTTCATTCAATTCAGTCTGAATAAAATTATCTCTTTCCAACTTATCCAAAACTGTTTCAATAATATCTTCAGTTTTTTTCTTGCCACCAACATGAATACCAACATAATAGAATAATGCCAGTAGTCCAGTTGCAATTAAAGAATGTTCAATTCCTGTCATTTATTGCTCCCATACATTGTAATGTCCAAAATATTTATCGCCCTCGCAAAAGAGAATATTATTCACTAGGACAATACTCTTTTTCAAAATCGTCAACCAGTTTCTTCTTTTTAGCAAGAAGAGATTCGACAGCATTCAATGCTCCACGTTTCTCATCAGACGCACCTTCGTCCATAGCAATCAACAAAGATTCTAAGACACTAATATCTTCCAATACTTCAACCATTATACAGTCTCCCATGATTTAAAATTCACAATTTTTTCTAACTTCTTGACTAGGTTTTTACCATAGTCACAGAAGAGAATTCCTTTGTCCCATACCCAAGACTCTACATCTTGTCCAGAATAGAACTCTTCATTTTCAGTCAACCACCTCAATGCAGTTTCTTCATTACCAGCACCCAAGTCAATAGTTTCTTTAACAAGAGTTTTAAAATTTACAACTGCAAGTTCTTCTGCTTTCTTTTCTGCAATAAAGTTTTCTTCATTAATCTTAGAAGCATCTTCGATTTCAGCATCCAACTCTGCATCTGTCATAGATGCAAAGTCAACAGAGCGAGCATATGATTTACTGTATGCATCAGCAACACAGTAGTAAGCATCTTCCTCAAGTTGAATTCTTTTGAACTCTGCAAGAGTACCAGATGGAACTCTTTCATTCCAATACTTGGTATCTTCTGGTTCAACCATAGAACCCATCCAACAACCGTCCTTTTTAGAGAACTCTTCTGCCTCTTTACGTTGGGCATTGATATAATCTTTAAGTTGGTTTTCCATAATCAATTCCTCTTTCTCATCATTACTAGCATAGTATACATGTTTTTAAAACAAATGTCAAGGCTTATTTTAACTTTATTCCACCCTGTCGTGAATTGGAACAGCACCATAAAATGATGAACCCATCATCTCTTCAACTTTCTCACTAAACCTTGAGTCAGAAGTTGCACCGTAGTTTCCACCGAACATAGTCCATGAACCCTTTTCGATTTCTTTCACTGGAACGATATTGACAATTGTTCTGCCCATAACATTCCTTGCAACTAACTTCGCTTCTGGATACCTGTCATCTGGACTGAAGGGCCCACTCACATTCGAAATGCAAAGTCCTTCAATATTACCAGAAGTAACACCACCATTTGTGCAATCACCTAGATTGCTCTTATATACGTTAATATGTAAACCCATATTATATCTCCTTTATTATTGATTTGACAAAAGAACTGAATGGTAAACTTACTTCCCAATCTTTTTTCTCATAGTCGATTATTAATATATCTTCACCACCATCAGGGCCACAACAGTGTCCAATGATTTCTGCGATTTGTGAACCCATCTCACCAAGTTTTTCATCGAATGAATGAACCTCAAATTTTCTACCAACTGTATCCATAATTATTTCCACTCCAAGTTATTATCTTCAATTAAAATGTCTCTAACTCTTTCTCTGTCAAGACTGTCTCCACCACCCCATGTCATTTTGTCATTTAGGGATTTGATGTACTTACTAGTTGCAGCAATAATCATTTTGGGACTCGCACCAATCGGATAAACCGCATTGGGAACATTACCGTAGAAAGATTCTACATATGTAATGAAGTCAACCACTTCAGAAACTGCCACTTCAACTCTATCTTTATCAAATACAATCATTTTTAACTTCCTTTCTTATTAACTATACCTATATTATACATGTTTTAAGAACAAATGTCAAGGCCTAAATTAACTTTTTTTGGCACTTTATTTCGCACCAATATTATCTTTTCACCCATGTCTCGAAATTTACACCAGACCAAACAAAACCTTGTTCTATCTTGTAGACTTC